ATACGGACATCACGTAAGGAGGAACATGATGGGCAGCGAGGCAGCAACCATCATTCTTGGCCCTCTCAAGTCTAAAATGGGGGGGTCTTATAAAGAGACTGAAGAGGTCTCTGAAGAAGAGATGGAAGAGTATGAATACTCTGATGAGCAAAAAGAAATGGCTAAAGAACTTGTCAAAGCAGTCAAAGGTGGAGATGAGGAAGCTGTTTTAATGGCAATGCACGGAATTGTGATGAGCTATGACTGATTTGGTATCTCTTTCAGAGTTGAGACAGTTGACTCGTCAACGTGCCGATAACGAAAATTCACAGTTCGTTACTGACACAGAGTTGACACGTTATCTGAATAACAGTTGGGGGGAGTTGTATAACCTCATTATCGAGAACTTTAATGAGGACTATTTCACAACCTCCCACTCGTTTTCTCTGACCTCTGGAACTGATTCCTACAGTCTTCCATCAGATTTCTACAAGTCGAGAGGGGTGGATTTGGTGGTAACGTCCACTGAATCTGTCCCACTCAGACGTTACAATTGGGCTGAGAGAACCAGAAACTCAGTAACCGTCCGGGCAAGGGATTACCGATACCGCATTCAGAAGGGGTCTATCATCTTTACACCACTCCCCTCTACAAATGACAGTATCAAGATCTTCTACATCCCTGATCCAAGAAAACTGGAGTCTGTCACTCCATCTGCAGTCACCAGAGGAACTACCACCACCTACACAGTCAGTAGTCACTCCTTCGTTGCAGATGATGTGGTAAATGTATCTGGGTTCTTGGCAGACGATTATAACAGTCAACAAACGGTGCAGTCTGTTACATCCACAACGATTGTCACGGATCTGGATTCCTCTGCACTTTCTGATCCCACTTTGATCGGCACAGTGGAGTCAGTGTTTGACTTTTACTCAGGGTGGGATGAGTACGTTATTATAGATTCAGCAATCAAGATACTGATCAAAGAAGAAGCAGATGTGACTGCATTGCTTCTGCAGAAAAACCAGATGCGTGAACGGATCATTACTGAATCTCAGAACCGTGATGCAGGTGAACCACAAACCGTCACAGATGTGGTCAGTTATCATAAGTTCTATTACGCATGAGCAGAGTTAACTTTACGGAGATTCACACAGGTGATGCACGAATTGACCAACTCCAAAGCAACATCAGGACTGCAATCAGTCCTCTCCTGTCACTCCCCTTTGCAGACGGGGTGCATAAGACAGACGTTCAACTTGGGACATCAGACACCCTTGTGGATCACGGACTAGGAAGGAACTTTGTGGGATACATCGTCACCAAACAGAATGCAGATACCAGTGTGTTTGTGTCCACAACAACGAATAATTTTCCTGACACTCAGATCATTCTGAAGGCAGGAGCAACGGTCAAAGTAGACCTTTTCTTCTTTTGAGATATGTCTAGCGGAACGAATATTACAGGGATTACGAAGTCCACCGTTGCAGTTACTCCTGCACCAGATTGGGGTACTAATCTCAATACCTCTCTGGATGCAATAGATGCTCATGACCACACCTCTAACAAGGGGGTGAGGATCACTCCAAGTGCTATGAACATTAATGGCACACTGGAGTTCAATGACAATGCAATCACAGAGGTCAAGCAGTCTGCATTTCAGAATCAGTCCTCACAACCCACAGACCAGTTGAGAGCACTGTATTCGTTTGGAGGAGAACTCTACTACAGAGATGCTTCTGGGAATCAGGTTCAGTTGACCACAGGAGGATCTGTGAATGCAGGAGGGTCTATCACCAACCTGTCTTCTCCTGCAGCAGTCAATTATGTAGCAAGTTCAGACATCTTCACATTTCAGCATAACTCTACCTTTTCAGAGTATGCGAAAATGGCATTCTCCACGTTCCAACTTTATAACTACAGGACTGATGACTCCAGTAGTGGGGTCAACTACTTTGTCACTGTCCAGTACACAGGAACTGGAACTTCAGGGACTCTGACTCTGCCAGATGAGACAGGCACGGTACTGACTACTGCAACCTCATTTGGTGGTGCAATCAGTATTGGGACATCCTCTGGCAACTCCAACATCACCCTCAGTCCTCATGGAACAGGTGAGGTGGTGGTTGGGAATGGTGGTGCATCAGGTAAGATCTCCAGTTCAGGAAACTTTGATCTGGTCCTCGAGACAGGAAACTCCACCACAGGAAACGTCACACTGACAGATGGTGCAGATGGTGACATCACCCTGACTCCGAATGGGACAGGAACTGTCACTGTGGGTACCAAACTCAAGGTTACAGGAAACGAAATCCTTGCATCAGATGGTGGGACTGCGATCACTATGGACACCTCAGATAATGTGACCATAGGAGGAGATCTCACTGTCACAGGAAACGATATTAAGTCTTCTGGTGCAACGGTCCTTACCATGAGTGGTGCAAATGCGACTTTTGCAGGAACCGTCACACTCAATGCAGACCCTTCATCTGCACTTCAAGCAGCGACTAAATCATACGCTGATTCACAGGCAATAATCTTCAGCATTGCGTTAGGTTGATATGGCAACATTTAATCGATACAAAGCAACATCTGGCACAGTTTTCACTGCTAATAGCACAGATGTTATCATTGGTATTCTGGTTTGTAACACTCATGCGACTCAGACCTCAGAGTGTGACATCACCCTTGCTAGTCAGGACATTGTTAAAAACCTCAGAATACCCGTTGGAGGATCTGTGGAATTGGTCCAAGGTAAACTTGTCGCAGAAAGTGGGGATGCACTGGCAATAGCAAACGTGACCAATAACGTAGCAGTCTACGCATCAGTCTTAGATTCAGCGAGTTAGCGATGAAACCAATAGGATCAGTAATGGATGGAACTCAAGTCACCCAAAAGGGTGAGGTTGAGATCCGTGCAGGAGGGCAGACCGTTGCCAAAGGTGGAACAGGTGGGATGTCCACAGAGTTTATGTTCCGAAATGCAAGCACCATCAACGATGATGTCATCATCCGTGCAGGAGAAAACGCTGCCATAGCAGGACCGATCTCAGTGGGTGCAGAGACTCTGACCTATACGGTGACAGTAGGATCATTAAATGGGTCAAATATATACTTGGTTGATGGTATTAATAATCCACGATTAAGAATGATACAAGGTAGCACTTATACATTTAACCAGACTGCAAGCACTAATGATGGACATCCATTGTCTTTTAAAGATACAAGTGGAAGTGCATACACTACTGGAGTGACATACAAACTAAATGGTTCATCTGCTACTCAATCAGATTATACAAATACGACAAATTTTAACGCAGGACGATCTTCTGGTGAAAGGTCAATCACTTTTGTAGTTCCAGGAGGTGCGCCTTCAAATTTAAGATATTATTGCACAGTACATGGAAATGACATGGGCAACTTAATCGACATTGAAGCCAGTGCAGGGTCACTGGCAGTACATGGAACATTGGTGATCGTATGAGTGTAATTCAAGATAACTCGATTACTAGCAACAACATTCAGCCTGCATCTGGTCAGTCATTAACGATTAAAGATGAAGGTGGAACTGCAAGTATTACAGTCCAGACGGATGGTGATTTAACACTAGCGGAAAACGCTTATTTAGGATCTGGCAAAGGCATTTACTTTGATGGACAAACTACTTCAGCGAACCAGCTTTCAGATTACGAAGAAGGAACATACACAGTTACGGCTTCCATGTCAACATCCGGATCAGTTTCATTAGCTACGTATACCACCGGAGCATACACGAAAATTGGAAGGACTGTGCATATACATGGATTCATAAAAATAGGCTCAGTTTCATCAGCACTGGGCGTATTAAAGTTTAGTCTACCGTTTACATGTGTAAGCGGTTTGTCAGGAATTGCTAGTAGGAGTGTTATTGCTATTGGCACTGAAACTGTAGATTTTGCAGCAGGTACGGCTCCGTTTGCATATGCAGAAGAGGGTCAAGCTAATATGTTTGTAAAAGTATCAACTGATGATAGTGCGTCTTCTAATATCAGCGTAACAGGGAATAGTTTGTATTATTTTGGTGGATCATATTCAGCCGCGTAGAAAAAAATAGGAAACAAAAATGGCATTAACTAAACAAACAATAACAGACAAAATAGAGTCTGTACGAGTACAAGATCATTACGCTCTTCAGGTTCGTGAAGCAGTTCAAGTTTTTGAAGATGGCAGCTTACTTTCACAAAACTTTCATCGTTATGTCCTTAACCCAGATGCAGATACTAGTACTATCACAGATCCAGTAGTTTTAGCACAATTTAATGCGGTTATGACACAAACAGTAAAAGACAACTACGCAAAGTTTTTGAAAGAAAAAGCAGAACAAGATAAGGCATCATGAGTTCAGACCTAAAAGTAACAAACATAAAACACGCCAGTTCTGGCAGTAATAATCTGGTGCTGGGGAGTGATGGAACCACTACTGTAAGTGGTGCTTTAACAGCTTCAGGTGGGATCAAAGTTGCTGATGGTGGCAACATTGGAAGTGCTAGTGATACTGATGCAATGTCGATCAGTTCTGCTGGTGTTATAACGACTCCAGCAAGACCAAGTTTTTATGCTTACGGTCAGGATTCCAGTGATGCTTACGCTATAGTCAATAGCAACTATGTTATTTTAAAAAATGTATCAACTATTCCAGCACACAACATAGGTTCACACTATTCAACATCAACAGGAAAATTCACGACACCAGTAGCAGGTATATATTTCTTTCAGTTTACTTGGTACGCAACCCAAACACTTGCTTATGAGTGGCTACTTACTGATGGAACAACTTATTACAATCGAATCGCATATACCCCTCAAGGAGCTAATCAACAAAACAATTTAGTTTTTTCCGGTAAAATAGATGCAAACAAACAAATAGGGATACAAAATACGGCAGGCTCAGACAGAAGTATCTATATTGGATCGCCAGTTCACACAACTTTTTCAGGATTTTTAGTGGGGTGATTATGTCAGAACAAAATGAATTTGCAAAAAGTTTATTAAGGTCGAAAAGGGATATGTATTTAAAAGATTCTGATTGGACACAAGCTATTGATTCGCCTTTATCTGATTCTAAAAAAAAAGAATGGCAAACTTATAGACAAGCTTTAAGGGATCTTCCTGCTAACAGCACACCTAGTTTAATCGAACTTGAAAATTTAACAGGGTTTGAATGGCCCACTAAACCCGAATAAAAATCATGCCTAGTTCATTACAAGTAGACAAAATAATCGATAGTTCAGCAACGACTAATAAAGAACTTGCTGAGTATTCTTCTAGTGCTTGGAGTTGGGGATCTGGGGTTCCTGCTGGGAGTGTAATTAAAACCTATCACGCAGTTTTTAAAGGTGAACAGTCATTCACTAAAGGGTCTGGTAATGCTACTACTAGCGTAGTCGACACAGATTACATTCTTGTTGGTACTGGTGCTTCAGGATCAAGTGGGTCTCCGCTTTCAATAACTTGTGACACTCCTTTATCTAATTCTTCAAAATACTTAATAACTGCGTCAATTACTGCCAGTAATATTAATGATGAATTTGTTCCAATAAAATTTTTTTATAATAACTCTGGGGTAAGTTCTGACACCAGTTTACCAGACGTTAATGCAGAAGCAGGCGGATACCAAACAGCTACGCATTTTGGTGCTTCACATAATTCGGTTGGAGGTTCAATATACTCAACACGACAATTAGGTGGTTCATATTTGTGGTCACCCAGTAGTTCTTTGGCTCAAACAATAATGGTAAAAGTTACAACGTATCAATCTGGATATATGAAGATAAATGGACCAGATAATGATGATAACAATTCTTACATTATGAAATCAATATCAACACTTGTAATTCAGGAAATAGCATGAGTTTTCGACATGATGCAATATACAAACTATATCCCGAAGTTGTTACATCAGTTGATAATAAAAGCTACAATTCTTCTGGGGAATTAGTGAATGTTGATGAAGATGCTGTAGCAGAAAAAACTGCTCAACTCCAAGCCGACTATGATGCCAAATCCTACGCTAGGGCAAGGCAAGCTCAATACCCAAGTATCCAAGATGTAGTAGTTGCACTCGCAGAAAAAGAAGAGGGTAATGATACGATGTGGCAAGAGATAACTGCACAAAGAACTAAAGTCAAATCTGACAATCCGAAGCCTTAATGAAGACACTAGAAGAGATAGACCAAGAGTTATTAAAAATCCAAGAAAAGTTAAACCATTTCTCAGTAGAACAACAACGGTTGTTAGGTTACAGACAAGCACTATTGGATTTAGATAACTCTAAGAATGCCACTTCAAAAAGCACTCGTTCCAATTGACCTATCTGGGTCTTTAGACACCAAGACAGATGAGAAATTAGTTCTCTCCTCCAAACTGGTGGAACTGGAGAATGCAGTCTTCACCAAGGGTAAGTCTGTGGAGAAGAGGTTTGGCTATTCTGCTCTGGGTACAGAATTAGTGGATGGGTCCACACTCCCCACTGGAGAAGCACTGACATCCTTAGAGGATGAACTCCTGGTCTTTGGTTCCAACAAACTTTACTCGTATGCTTCAGGTCTGACCAAGTGGGTGGACCGTGGAGGGTTTAGATCAGTAGATGCAACCTCTACAGACCTCATCAGAAATGAGAATCAGCAAAGTGCAGTTGATTGTGCTCTTAGTGAGAACATCATCGTCTATGCTTGGGAGGACACCTCTGGAGGAGTACGTTGCAGTGTCTTGGACTCAGACAATGGTGTAGTGGTCCTAGAGGATGCACTGGTAGATAACAATGGCAGAAGTCCCAGAGTGGTTTCTCAGGGCAAAAACATCACCATATTCTATGCAGACACAGACACAGGAGTAGAAAAACTTGCTGCCAGACAGATCAATGTGGAGCAACCTACAAGTTTGGGTTCCATAGTCACCATTGCATCTGACATTAATACTACCTCATTTCTGTTTGATGTGGTGAAGTATGACAGCACAATTGACTCCTGTATCATGGCTTATGCAGATACCTCAAACACAGTTAAGGTCTGTTACATAGATTCCAACGGGTCCAAGGGTTCACTGTCCACAGGATTTCCAGATCAGATTACAATTTCTGCACAGGCAGAGGACTCTCTCACCATCACTGCAGATAAAACTATAGACACAGATATTTATGTGGCATTTGGTAAAAGCACTTCTGGAACAGGTCTGAAGGTCTTTCATCTCAATGAGGATCTGACCACAGATGGGTCCACTACCTCTGCAGATTCTACCAAGATTAATCGGATCTCCATGATCCTGTCTGATGTTTCTACTTTGGAGGTGTATTACGAGCATGATGACTCAAATACCTATGATCACCTCCTGAATAAGAGGACTTACACCACCACCTCAAACTCGATTACTTCTGCCACAGTGGTCATGAGGTCTGTAGGATTAGTCTCAAGACCCTTTCAGTTCTCCAGTACCACTTATCTGTGGGTGATTCATGAAAGTGTTCTGCAACCCACATACTTCCTCATAGACTCATCAGGTCTGGTACTCGCAAAGTACAAGCAGGGTTTGGCAGGAGCACATCTGACTCGTGGTGTAACCACAAGTATTCTGAATACTGCATCAGGAATCTTTGAGTGTCCTGCACAAGTACAGACCAGACTGACCAGTACAGGAAACAACGTCTACAGTCTGAAAGGTATATCTCGATTGTCTGTGGACTTTGAGGGTAACAGAACCTTCTTAACGAAACAGTTAGGTAAGTCTCTGCTCACTGGTGGAGGATTTACATCTTTGTATGACACCCAAGAGATCGCAGAGTTAGGATTCCACATCTTTCCTGAGAACGTGTCCTGTGCCACTGCAACGTCCAGTGGGTCACTGGCTGAAGGTACTTACAGTTACAAAGTGATCTATGTCTTCACAGATGCAAATGGGAGGATACACAGATCTGCACCGTCCTCTGGAGTCCAACAAACCACCACAGGAAGCACCTCCAAGAACACACTGACCATCCCCACACTCAGGATTACAGATCACAGTGCAGTGGATGTGGAGGTTTACAGGACCACTAACAACGGGACTCTCTACTTCAAGGTGGGGTCTGTCTCCAATGATGAGTCTGCAGACACAGTGACCTTTGTCGATTCATCAATTACTGATGCAAATCTGATTGGTCTGGAGTCTCTCTACACCAACGGAGGGGTTCTGGACAACATAGCACCTCCTGCTCAGTCTGTTCTGGGTACGTTCAAGAACAGGATGTTTGTGGTCTCCTCAGAAGATCCACAGGTTCTGTACTTCTCCAAACAGAGATTGGGTGACAGTGCTATCGAGTTCAATGACTCGTTTAAGATCACAGTCAACGAAGCAAAGTCCATTACTGGTATTCAGCAAATGGACGAGAAACTGATTCTCTTTGAGGATAACAGGATCTTTCTCATCACAGGTAACGGACCTACACCCACCGGGGATAACAATGATTTTAGTGATGCACAACTGATCACCTCAGATGCAGGGTGTGTAGATCCCAGATCTATAGTCTTGATTCCTCAAGGCATTTTGTTTAAGTCCAACAAAGGGATCTACCTCCTTAATCGTTCTCTGGAAACTGTCTATATCGGAGCACCTGTGGAGAGATTTAACTCCAACATCATCACCTCTGCAGATCTCCTGCAGGATGTGAATCAGGTCAGGTTCCTCTGCAGTAATGGTGACACCATCTGCTATGACTACTACTACAACAAATACTCCATATTCACCTCACACCAAGGTAATGGAGCAACGGTCTGGCAGAAGACAGGGAATTACGTCTATCTCAGAACAGACGGGTCTGTGTGGGAGCAATCGTCTGCCTACACAGATGATGGTGCTTTCTATCCTCTCAAACTGACAACCTCATGGTTGAAGACTGATGCAGTACAGGGTCTGCAGAGGGTCCGTAAGGCATTCGTCTTAGGAGAGTATCAGTCAGATCACATTCTCAAGGTCCAGGTTGGGTATGACTTTGAACCATTCTTTCGAGAGACACACACGTTTAACTACTCCCGTGACCTTTCTCTGACTAAGTTTGCAGAGGAGAACCCTTTCGCATCTCAGACCTTTGCATCAGGTAGTGATGGAGATCTGGCAAACGGGGTGTATCAGTTCAGAATGCACTTAGGTAAACAGAAATGTGAGTGTCTGAGATTCACCATAGAGGACACAGAAGACTCTGCGACTGCAAAGCCTGAAGTGGGTCAGTCTTACAGTGTCTCCAATATGATGTTGGAGGTGGGTCTCAGAGACACAGGCATGAAACTACCACAACAAAAATTAGTATGATGAATCCAATGAACCCCGGTGGTCTCACAGACGATGAACTCCTGAGACTTGCAAGACTCCTCCAACAAACCAGAGGTGAGGGTCTGGCCTTTATTAATCCTGGTGAAGCACAGATGCTCCGTGATGCAGGAGGATCTGGAGAACCCATTCCTGGAACTCAGGGGTTTGGTGTAGGTGGGGGGCCGATTCGGAGTTATCAGGATGATGGGTCAGAGTTTGAAAGTAATACTCCTAGTTCTAGTTCTCAAAATAACAGAGAAGAATCTAGTTTTAGTACTGATTATGGGTATCAAGATGATGGTTCTTACAATTACACACCATCAGAACAAGCAGTCGTTAATGAAGCAATAAGACAATCTCAAAGTGGTGGTGATAACGACAACAACAATCGTCCGCCCCCGCCTCCACCTCCTCCCAAATACTATGACAAGTTAGGCAGAGAATACTCTAATACAAAAGACAGAGATGAAGCCAATGACAGGATTGATACTCAAAGAGCACAACTTGAAACTGCATTTGATGACCTAACTACAGACCAAGAGTTCGAAACTCTAAAACTCCAAGATCCAGATAAATTTTCCTTTGCAGATTTACCTGAAGATGAGGTCAGGAAGAAGTTTGATGAAAAGAAAATTATTGCTTTTGAAGAGTCTAAACTGCAGACCAAGAATCTGTCTGATGACATCGGAAGGGCATTACAAAACTTAGATCAGACTACACTTGAAAAACTTACTTATGACCAGATCTCACAAGGTTTGGGAGACTACAGTAGACTTAGTGAGGACACTCAAAGAACTATTTTTGGTTCTATGTTGCAGACTGCAGTCCGTGAAGCACGATTTACTCTGACTCCAGAGGAAGTGGAACAATTTGCTAGAACTGCAATCCAGGCTGCCCCTGTAGATGATGCAACTGCTCCTACAATAAGTGAAATTGATCCTGCACAAAAAGGCACAGTAGGTGAGGTTGATGCTCCTGATAGAGTAGTTTTAGAGCAGGTTGGAGAACTCAATAGAAAATTTATTGATGAGGTTGTAGACGGGGAAGTAGAACTTGCAGATTACCTTCTACAAAGAGTCCGTGGTGAAGCAACATCTCCTGCAGAACTGCAACTCAAACGTGCCACAGAGCAGAACCTGAGAATTCTTTTGGGGGCATCTGCAGGAACTGCAGATCCTGCCAAGCTCAGACAACTTAGAAACATTTTTTCAGAGACTTCACAAGTCCTCTCAGGACAGGCTGCAGAACTGAGATCCAGAGAACAGATTGATGCAGAGAACCGTCTGGTTCAACTTTACAAGCAACAAGGAGATCGGGAACTGCAGATTGCTATGGTTAATCTGGAGACCAAAAGACAAGAAGCAGCAAAACAAGCAGATCTTGATCAGGTCCGTAACCTATCCATCCAACAAGCAAACCTGCAAAGGGTGATAACACAGGCCAATCTGGACAGAGATGTGGAGTTGGCAAACCTTGACACCCGGAGACAAAAAGCATTGTCACAGGGCAGGATTGATGTATCCGTAGCACTAGCAAACTTAGAAAAAGACATCACCCTTTCTAAAGCAAATGCAGAGTTAGCACTCAGGTCCAGAGCACTCGATGATGCTTTAGGTTTGGCTGCGTACCAAGGCCAAATGGCTTTGGAAGGTTTGGAAGTAAAGATCGATCTCGCAGAGATGGATGCAGATGTTAGAACTGCACTTGCAAAGTTGGGGATTGAGTCAGCAGAAAAAATTGCACAGTTAAATGCTGATGTTCAATTAGAGATTGCAAAAATGAGTGCAGGAGCAGCTAGATATGCTGCAGATTCTGCAGAAAGGGCTGCATGGATTTCAGGAATGTCAACATTTATCGCAGGTCTATTGTAAGGAAGAAACATGGCACAGGAAATTGTTGATGTAAGTGGGCAGACAGGCAATCAGATCCTGCAGACTCTGAACAAACGAGGAATCCAGACATCTCTTTTAAATCTGGTACAGAGCACAGGTGCAAAGTCTGCTCGTAACATTCCCAGATTTATTATTGTAGAGGATGGACAGGTGAAAGGTGGGACTGATACTCAACCACAGACTGAACCTCAGACTGCAATGGACCTGAAACCTGCAGATATTGTGCAGGAGACAAAGATTGACATACAACCCATCCCAAGACAAAGACCCATAGTCAGAAACACTGTCCAACAAGACTTAGACACCCTAGAACTTACAGATGACTCGATTAAGTCTGCATTGCAACAAAACTTACAACCTGAACCAGTTGCTGAGACAGTAAACCAAACAGATCTTACTCCTCCTACGGTGCTTGAAGGTCAGGGTGAAATCGTTGCTACAGATACCGCAGAGAGTAAAAAGACACAGTTTCCAGGTGCAGGTTTAAGACCTTTACTTGGTTCAGACCAGACCTTTATTGGATTGACTGATCCTGTAACCACCTACGTTTTTGAAAATACACTTTACACTTTAGGACTACCCTATGCCCTTAGTAAAGATGGTGATCTTATGTATAGGTCATCTGAAGAAATGTCAGGTTTACTGACAGAAGCAAAAGCATCATTTAATAATGCAGTAGAAACACTGGGGTTTACTCCACCTTTTACTGAAAATGAAAATATTAAGAAGGCAGTCAATCAGGTAGTAAAAAATCTGCCAGAAGAACAAAAAAAAGATGTTGATCAAACACTGATTGATAAAACTATAGATAGTGTCAAAAACTTTATATTACCTGGAGGTGAAGATCCCGATCCCACTCAAGGTGGTGCAGTACCAGAACAAATAGCAGATATAGCTATAAGTAAAGCTACTGATCTTCAAAAACCTGCAGTCTCGCCAACTACAACACCAACTGACACAACTGAAGACACTACTGTAACCAAAGTCACAAATGAGTCAGGTGTTAAGCAGATCATTGAGGATGAGGATGCTGCGAATGCAGTGATTGAAATCGCAGAAACTGAGTTTATGTTTGAGGATGGTCTTGATGTGACTGCACTCCAAGACATCAATGAAGAAATCAAAGCAAACAACGAAAAATTACTGCAGATCTCAGAGGGTAAGATCCAACCTTACTTTGGCAAAGAAGACACTGGACGTAAGTTTCTTGCAGCTATTGCTGCAGGTTTAGGTGCTTATGCCAGTGCAATGACAGGCACACCTAACTTTGCTCTGAATATCATTAACAAAGCAATCGATGATGACCTTGCTATCCAGAAAGAGCAGTTAGAAAGACAGAGGACTTCTTTGCTTACACAGAATGAAATTTTGGCACAAAGAAAAGCAGAACTGTATGCAGAAGCAGACAGATTGTTTGAACGTCAAACCACCATTGCAGGTTTGGAATTAGATGATAAGAGACTCAAACAACAAAAAGAAGAAGCAAGACTTGCTTACGATGCTGCCTTAGCTAAAAACAGATTATCTCAAGATGAACTTAGACGTTTGAGAACTGTAAAACTTGTAGGTAATCAAGTGGGTGAGTTTGGTGAATCAATGTCTAAAGAAAAAATATTAAAAGTGTTTGAAAATTTTAATACTTTTATAGGTGGTTATATGAAGATCATGGGTAATCCAGATTCAAATCCTGCCTATTACGATCTTATGGATGATGATTACAAAAGGTTGGTCTCTTACAAAGAATCAAATAAAGGTTTGATAGAACAACTTATTGATATAGCAGAAGCACAACCCGTCCAAGCAAAAATTAGTGTTACTGAAGCAGGTAAAAAAGTAAGACAGTTACACGCATTGTTAAAGAGTTATTACCAAAGAGAGATTGCACAAGCAGGGGCAAACCTGACAGGTACTGAGGTTGTCATTATTGACCGTATTGTGGGAGATCCTGATGTCAAAGATTTGGCATTTGGAACTTATGTCTCTGGTCTAAAAAACCTGCAAAATGAAATGAGAAGAACTTACAGAGATTCTTTAGTCAGAAATGACGTTGTAAACATCAGAACTAGAGGTCAACAAAACCAACAAGGGACACAGAAAAAACGAAGATTTGATGCTTCTAAGGCACAAAAAGTAGGCAACATAAGTCAATAATGGCAAGACTTTACGATTACGAGACAGAGGAAGTCAGAACTGTTCCTGATAATGAAGTTGCTCAATTAGTTTTGAGTGGCAGTCATTCTTTTTTACAGGGTGACAAAGTACACATCAAAGATGACACTGGTGATGTCTTTGAGATACCTGCCACTGATGGACATTTAGCACTAAGAGATGGGTATCAGTATGCAGGAGCAAAAGATGTTGAGTTGGCAAAACTCAGGTCATTTGCTTCTAAAAGACCTGGAACTTCTCTAGCACTTGGTTTTCTCAGATCCCTCTCATTCGGATACTCAGACAAACTTCTGACAGATGCAGGTATTCCTGCAGATGCTATCAAAGCCTATCGTGATGCTAATCCTGGTTTTAACTTAACAGGTGAAGCTCTTGCGGTTTTGCCACGCTTCACACCTGTGGGTGGAGCAATGGCTATTGGGAGTTCCTTAGTCAAGAGCAGACTCAAAGGTAAAATTACTGGAGGTATTGCTTCTGGAGCAGTTGAGGGTGCCATTGCAACCACACCAATGGCAGTCTCTGAGTCTATCTTAAATGAAAAACCAAACCTGTCTGCAGAGCAAATTATAGCAGGATCTGGGTTTGGAAGTGCAATAGGTGGTATTTCTGGTCTGTTATCTCGATCTCTTTCTTTTGTTGGGGGTAAGGGCAAGTCTCTGGCAGATTACCTTTACTTCAGATCTACAGGTGCAAGGACTCCTGAATATAACAAACTGACCCGTTATGGAATGAACCGGGAGAGAGTTGGTCAGATTGGTAGAAGGATGAGGGAACTTCAACAACAAGGAGCAATCAAATCTCTGTCAGATCATGAAAATATTTTAAACACACTTCAGGACAGTCTAATACCCCAGACAGGTCAGAAGCTCAACGATGTTTTGAAAGAGGTCAGAAAGGTTCAAGGTGACAACTTTCTAGTCAATACCAGTGATCTAGCAGACCGAATGAAGTTAGAGATTAGAGCACAGTTTAAGGATGCTTCTGGTCAACTCATACCAGAAAATCAACTACCAAAAGCAGTCAAAAATCTGATCAATAAAGCAGACAAAGAGATTGATGAGATCAGAAAACTTCCTGACCAAGATTTCTTTGGATTAGAGACACAGAAACGTCTGTATTCTAAGCTCAAAAACTGGACTAAACCCATGCCTGGAACATCAGTTTCTGATGGTATGGACCGAATCTATGGATCTATGTCTAAGGTGCTCAGAGAGGAGTCTGAGAATGTTTTGGAACGTGTGGAGCAAAGTCTGATAAATAACCCAGACAAAGCACTCTTTGAAACATTTAAACAACTCAAAAATGACTATGGTGATCTTAGAGATTTGGAGATGCTCATGTCTGCATCTGTCCGTAGAGATGCAGTCAACAATACCTTTGGACTCACATCGATGAATTTGGGAGCAGGTCTGGGAGCAGGAGGGATTGCTGCAGGAGAGTCCATTCTGGGAAGTATAGGTGGTGGTACTGCAGGTTTGATGACAGGTATGTTGCTCAGAAAGATGGCAAGGGACAAAGGAGAACTGATTGCTGCTAGGACTCTTGACAATGTTTTAGACATGACAGGTGCTCTGGGAAATATATCCAGAACTCAAAGCATCATGACAAAAGCAGTAAAAGGTTTGATGAAAGGGACTTTGAAAGGAGTCCCGGTTGTAGCAGGTAGAACTTATCCAGATCGAGAAAGCATGAAGTCTCAAATGAAAAACTTTGAGAAAATGAGAAAAGATCTGAATGAGGTGATGACGAATCAAGACTCTTTGTTTGCAAGCATTGAGCAGTCAATGCCAACAATGAAAGGTAACACTGCAGTGCAGGGTGCAGTGATGCAGTCCTTGGCAAGAGGTGCAAATTTTCTTCATTCAAAACTACCTAAAGACCCATCTGCAAATCTGCAATTAGTTCTACCAGAAAAACCTTACACCCCAAACCCTGCAGAGATTGCAAAGTTTATGAGGTATGAGGAGATCGTCAATGAACCCCTCAAGACCTTTGGACACTTAATCAACGGCACGTTTACCCCAGAACACCGGGAAGCACTGGTCTCTGTGTACCCTGAACTCTACAAGGAGATGCAGGAGCAGATTCTCAAAGGTCTGGCAGAGGGCAAACCCAACATGAGTCTGCCCCAGAAGATTCAACTCAGTATCTTCATGGGCAAGCCTGTGGACCCCACCATGACCTATCTGAGAGACTTCCAGATGAGTTTTATGGATCAGGGTGGAGATCAGATGGGTACGAGAGACAGAAAGATCAAAGGTCTGAAGGAACAGGCACAGACAGACATCGAGAGAGTCGTATGAGAAAACTAATACTGACAAGCATTTTCCTCATAGGTACTGCATACGGGATGGGTCATCACATGACTAAGGCACAGCAAACGATGCAACAAATGCAAGTACCACCTGAACCTCAGTACCACCAGTTCAGTGTGGTGCAACCACAAAGTTCTGGTATCAACGAACTGCCAAATCAACTGGTGGACATGATCATGGGTCAGGGTATTGTGGGGGCAATGTTGATCATTCTGGGTATGTGGTTCTACAGAACTGAGAATCAGGCTCGACAAGACCGTATCAAACTCACAGACAAGTTTGAGGATCTGGTCAGAGAATCACTTGATAAAACAGATTGGATTGAGGTGAAGACTGCGATTGGTCAGTTGGACACCAGAATGCAGAATGTGGAGAGGGAGGTAGAGAGTTTAAAAGAATATGTGATTGCAGGAAGGATTGGAGGTAGAAATGGCTAAAACCATAGAAAAAATTACAGAAACAGACCCACCCAAGGCTAATGGTAAACGTGAGTTTACTGTGACAGAGAAGATTGTTCTCAGGAGAGCATCATTCCGTTTTCTCTTAGCAATCCTGATTTTGGGTCTGTATGGGTTCACCATCTATAGTTTGATGTATCAACCCATTCAGATGGATGATAAAACGTCTACACTTTTAGTATCCGTGATCGGAGCACTCACGGTTCTGATTTCACAAATTGGATCTTTCATGTATGGAGATCCCAAGTCAGACACCTCTGATAGTAACGATGAGAAGAAGGAGGAGGCTAACAATGAACTTAACAAAAATAATTGAGACTTTTTATGACTTCATTAACCCCAAACAAAGAAAGGAAGAAGTTATGCTTAATCTGGTCCTGCCATTCGTGGCTAACATGCTGAAAGATATTGTCGCTGATAAAGCACAATCGTTAGCAGCAGAACACTTAGAACCACATCTTGATAAACTTCCCAAAGAAGTACGAGAAGCACTTGATAGTGCTGTGGACGGTGACAACTCTCATGCTCACAAGTCCCTCAAAGATCTTATCAAGGGATAGCAATATGAACCTGTCCAAGAATTTTTCTCTAAAAGAATTGGTTGCTTCAACCATTGCAGTAAGACACGGAATTGAAGAACAGTTTAACCCACCACCTCAAGCACTGGTGAACATGACTGCTCTGACACAGAATGTGCTTCAGCCTGTGAGAGATCACTTTGGACGGGTTCGTGTTTCGAGTTGTTTCAGACACCCCCATGTGAATGAAATCGCAGGGGGGTCAGGTACCTCAGATCATTGTTGTTCGTCAACCAAGGCTGCAGCAGATTTTGAGGTGATTTCTGAAGAAATATCCAACCTTGAACTTGCAGTCTGGATCAGAGACAATCTCCGTTTTTCACAATTAATTTTAGAGTTCTATGACCCTGCAAAGGGGCCAAATTCAGGTTGGGTTCATGTCAGTTATGACTCACTGGACCAAGATAATAAGATGGAGGTTTTGACTGCATCCAGAGTCAAAGGCAAAGTTCGTTACACACCAGGATTACCAGACTAACGTCTGTCCAACATCCTCCTAGTCTCCTCCATTTCCTTTCGACATTTAATTAACTTTTCCCATTCTTCTTTCTTAAAATTACTCTTCTGGTAAAGCACTGAGGATTTGATATACCAATCAAAATCCTTGACTGCTTCATACAAAATATCTGAAATCATTGGTTTTTTAAAAAAAGAGTTGACAGAATTTTGACTCAACCGTATAGTTTCCAATCGTTACGAGTGAGACAAAGTTTACGATTGATAATAAACTAAAATAATCGTAAACATAAAGGCAAGCAAAAAATGAGATCTAATCTGCTCAACCCATCAGAAGGACAGATCCAGGCATCCATCCTCTCATGGGGGCAGTGGCAGGAGGGGGTACAGATGTTCAGGATCAACGTCATCGGAGTTCCAATGAAAGATGGGAGATTCAGACCCTCCACCAACGTGGGCATGGCAGACATCCACATGAGCGTGATGACAGAAGGCATCAGTATCGGAGTCTGGTTAGAAGTGAAACGGAAGGGCAAGGGGCAAAGCAAAACCCAGAAAGCATTTGAGAGAAAAGTCAAAGAACAAAACGGTTGGTACTTCATTGTGAGGTCCATCGAGGAAGTTCAGGAGGTGGTTAGGATCATCCGTGATGACACCTGGAAGAAGATCAAAAAACTACAAAAGGAGCTTAACGAATACGAGACAGGTCAAGGGTGAATCCTGTGTTACCTGCACCACATTGCAGGTTCTCCTCTAGCAAAAACGCAGGAAAGGTTCGCACCTTCATTTTGCCACTCAAAGGACAGACGAATTCTCATGTTTCGTGTTCCTGCCTGTCTCCCAATCAAAGGAATGATATGGGTCTAGTTCTTAGCAGAAGAGTGAAACAAAGGATTTACATCAAACGGGGAGACCGTGTAGTAGCAGAAATAGAAGTGGGGAAAGTCAGTGGAAAGACCGTCTGGCTACATATTGATGCAGACGAAAATCTGCGGATTACCAGAGACAAGGAGTGGGGTGAAAAACGATTGGATCAGGAAGTACCAATATAAAGGGTACACGATCAAATATAGTGGCTACCACCAGATGTGGGAGGTGGTAAAAAAAAACCACAAAGGACAGGGAGGGTCTGTGGCAATTAGACCTTTTCATTCTAAAGCTCAAGCAGAATCTTGGGTGAGAAATCAAGTTAAGGGTTAGTCATGGAAGATTTTATCGGAACCCCAGAGGAATACAACCTAGTCAGGTTCGGAATTAAGGAACCTTACTGCTCGATCTGCAATCAGTTGATTGAGCAGGGTGAGGAGTGGGAGGAGGATTTTGATCTTCAGTTTCACAGTCAATGCTTAGATGAAAGATAGCGCACGTTTTAGCGCATTTTTTGTGCGTTAAAATATGCGTTAAAAAAAATGACACAAAAATG